AGTATGGCCTCAAGTTCTTGCAATTGATTAAATCTGTGTTCAACTACTCCCGGCATGGCCGCGGATGCTTTTTCTAAATTACCCCAAATTGAACATTCTTTTTTTGCTTGTTTATATTCTTCTTCGAAATGTTTAATACATTGAGGAATTACTTCTATATTTTTGCTTACTTCAGTATACCAATTCGTCATCGTCGTATGTATCCTCTTCCTCACCATCAAAAACTGTGCCAACTGCTTCTTCCAATTTAGGATCGTAATCAGACGATGCCTTAAGTTCTTTATCTTCAACACCAATATCTCGTAAGGTGCTTATAAAGTCTACTGCTCCGTCTACTTTGTTTCTTTCTGGTATGTAATGAGAAAATGAATTCCAAATACGTTCGATATCTTCGTGAGTCATTTCTGCCATTTATTCTTCCTTAGGTTCTTCAACTGTTTCTTCAGTTGCTGTTGATAATTTATCAAAATCATTCATCAACATATCCAATTTGGTTCCAACCCATGCTTTTCGGAAGTCTAAATGCTCCTTTCCTTTTGAATCTACGTATTTTAATCTATTTCCTTGCTGTGTTAATATGCCTTTCTTCTCAAATAAGTCTACTAATCCACTGTATGGATCCATTCCTGTATCATAAGGAATCTTGACTTGTACAGACTCAAATGGTTTAGCATATCTTGTTTTCATTACCTTACATGCTGCTCTTATCCCTCGAACATCCGATATTTTGTTGCCTTTTTCGTCCTCTTTTAATTTTAGTTTCTTCATTGCAATTACAATTGAACTTGCGTATATGAAACCTTGTCCACCTGATATTTTATCATCTGGGTCAAACATATCTTGTGATGCATACGTATGGTTAGTTGCTATCAGTCCAACATTCCAGCTTCCAAACATGTTTACACAGTTTCTTACGAGAGCAGTCAAAGCCTTAGGCTTTCTACCCAAGTCACCTTTCATTTCACCTTTTTCAAACTGATCAACATCAGTTGGTGTTAGTAACATACCTAAACTATCTATTACAAAAAGCACTTTTGGAGCACCTTCTTTGTTGTCTGCGTGTTGTTCTTTGTAACCTTTCATGAATTCTGATACAGTCTTTGCAACGTCATCAATCATGGATAAACTTAATTTCAAAAGTTTTTCTTCCGATGTGTCAACTTTTAAGGCTTGTAACCATTGTTCATCAAGTGCGTTTTCTGAATCAATTAATATTACAAATATACCTTGATCTTGTGCATTTTTAATAATGTTGCCTGATGCTATGTAACTTTTACCTGCACCAGACTCACCGGCAAGCACTGATACCTTGCCTAGGGGAATACCTTTATTGAAATCTCCAGATATCAAATAATTTAGTGCATAATTTCCTGTTGATATCCAGTCTGTAGGATCATTGAATCCAATTCCTAATCCTTGAATTGATTTTGTAATACTTTTCCTAAATTTTGTTGCGTCAAATACTTTTGTCATATGTTTCCTTATTATAATACACAAGGCCTTAACTGTCAATAATTAAGGCCTTGGTAAATGTCAGATTATTTTGCTTGTCTTGATCTTATTAACTTCAAAATGTCTTCTGCTCTTTTAGCACTATCTGTGCTTGGTTGTACTGGAGCAGTAGTTTCTGCTGCTGGTTTTTCATTTTCATGTGAGTGCGGTTTGTCACCATCTGCATGGCTATGTGTAGTGCCATCATCATGAGTATGCTCAACTGTTGCAGGCTTTTCTGTTTGTGGTAAACTTACTTGACTTGCTTGTACTCCAGCTGGTCTAAAGTATTGTCCATACTTCTCAAGATCATAAGCCTCTCCGTCTACAGATTTTTCAAATAACTCTTTGATTATTTTTACTTCTGCTTCTGTTGGCTCTTTTGGTCTAAAGTCACCAAGATTGTGTAAACCAAACTTGTCTACAGCACTTCTTTCTGCTTCGTCAAGTGCTCTTTCTCTTCTTGACCATTTTGATGTTGAGTAGTCAGCATATCCACCTTTTGTAGTTTTGTTAATTCTAAAATCAACACCTCTTACACTGTCAGTTGGCAATTCTTCCATTTCTGGATCAAGTAATGCTGCTCTAATAATGTTAAAGATTTGAGGACCAATTATAAATCTTCTAATTGGATTCTCTGGTGTTGTGTCCTCACTCAAAGGATTTGTAACAACAAAACCTTGGAAAATATAACTTTTCTTTTTCCAATATTTTCTTCCCATGTCTTCCATGCTTTTGTCTTTGAACCATGGTCTAACCTCAGTTAGTACTGGACATGTTTTTCCATACATTTCCATACAAGGAACTTGCACAGTAACTGGTCTTGAGTCAGTTTGACCTTTTATACCTGCAAATGGTAGTTTGATCATGTTTCTTTCAGTCCAGAAAAATGTGTTGTTTGTATCCTTATCTGGCAAAAATCTAACGACTGCTTCTGAGCCTTCAGATATATTCCAGTGTGGATAAATGGCGTTGTCTCCGCCTGTTGATGAAGTCGAGCGATTAACTTCTTGTGATTTTAACTTCGCTCTTATTTCAGCCAATGTAGCCATAATGTAAGCCTCCTATGTTGCCTATGTTTGTGCCTAATATATTAAGCATTTGCTATAATATACAACTATATTTATCTAAAGTCTACTACTATTATTGGTAAAATGAAAGTGATTTAATTCTGTCTAATTCTGGATTAGATTCTTTCACTGGATTTTTAAGTTTGTCAAAATTCTTTGCTAGGTATTGCATTGCTTCTTTAGCATCACCTGTTTTGAAAACTTCTTTGCCGTCTTTGTCAAGGACAGCATTTACTGTTTTGCCGTCATCACCTTTGTACATTGACACATAAGGTTTGATATCTTCAAAAGTAACTTGCTCACCTGCAAACGCTGGTTCTTCTTTTGTTAATTCTGCTTTACGTTTCATTAGTTCTTTCTGTAACTCTGGATCTTTTGATGTATTTTTATCCATTTGTATATCTTGTAAAGCTTTTAATTTTGCTTTTTTATCATCTAAATCTTTATCAAAAGGATTCAAAGGATTATTTCTTGTGTCTGGAAACTCATCTTCAGCTGCTTTGGATACTGCCATTGGTTTCATTGTTGCCAGGTAGCCTTCTTGATCGCCGTATACCTTTTTAAATGTTTCTGGATCATGATCAGCTAATTTTTTCATTACAAACTCTCTTGGTGAAGTGTCTTGCTTGTAAAGATATTTTCCAAACTCTTCTAAGTCACCTGCATCCAGCAAGTCTGCGGATTTTTTGAACACCTCAGCGTCCATTGACTCTGGATCATCCATACCTGCTTTTCTAATAATTCTGGAAGCTAGTGTAGATCCTTTATCTTCTTCAACCTTATCAATATTTTCTACCCAAGACTCAAATTGTTCAGTTTCTTTTGCTTTTCCTTTAATATCCTTTTTAGGATTATAATCTGCAGGATCCATTCTTATTTCATCAGCAAATTTAGGATCATTTTGCATTTTTTTGTAATCGTCAATATATCTTTTTGCTAATTGTATTGCAATTTTTTTATTTTTGATATAATCAGGTGTTGGTTTAAATGCAGCTGATTTTTCTTGATCTAGGCCGTCTGCAACTCTCGATGCAAAATTCGCTATTCTATCTTCTTCGCCTGTTTTGGTCAACATCCTTTCTGCAATGTCTGACATAATAGAACTTAACATTGTGTTTTTGTCTTTGAATTTTGTTGCAGTAAGCAATTTATCTGCGGATGGATCTTTTCTTAACACTAGTTTATTTTCTGGATCAGTCAAGAAACTTGTTACAATGCCACCATGATCCACTGGTGGTTCAATAGGAGCATCAATTGGCTCATCTCCTGGCTCTAATTCTGCTACTGGTTGTTCTTCTTCAACAGGCTTTTCTATTTCACTCATAATTCTATGAATAATTGGAAGTGCATCTTCAACTCTTGAATCTAAATTTTTCATCGTAAATTTGTCTTTGTAAGTGTTTGCAGTTTCATCATCTAGTACAACTTCGTCTGCTGTTTTAAAATCCTTTGATGCTGTGTCGTAGTGTCCTTGTTTTGATAAATTTCTCATGTATTCTCTTAAATTTTCTAATTTTAATTTTGTTTGTTCAATTATGTCGCCTGCATTATCATTTAATTGATCTTTATTAGAAACAAATCTTGAGAATGAATTTAATTTGGCAATGTCTTCCGATGTTTGTATAATATGTTGACCAAATTCATCATGTGGTCTACCACCATTTGCCACATGTCTGGTCATTGCTCTAGCACCCGCTAGATGAGTCAATGGATATTTGAATCTTTCACCATCTTCATTTTCAATGTATAATGATTGTATCTGTCTTGATCTTGCACCAGGAACGTTTTCATCAACTGATCCTGTGTGTCTAATAATAAGTCTTGTTTTATCTAAGTTTTCGTATGAACGTCTTGCTGTACCCGTTAGGCCTTCGTTCACTCCTGCTAATTCTGTTATTCTTGCTAGTTCTTCTGACATCTCATCAGTATTTACCGTTTTGTTCGTATCTGCAATATTTTGATAATCCTGTTTTGTTAGGTTTGATTTAGTAATATCTCTTACGTCAAAACGCAAACTGTGTTCTACAGCAAAATCCTTCATTTCTTTCAAAAACGCATACCATTCATCTTTACTGTCCTCATCAATTTTGTCTACCAAATCACGGTTGTAGAATACTTTCATGTTTTCACCATCAGCTATACTAACGCTAACAGAGCCAAAAGTGTCAGAATCTGGTTGGAATTCAAATTCAAAGAAAACAGCTTGGCTTGGATCGGCTGTCGCTCCACCACTTTTGTCACCTATTTTAATATTAGAAAACTGTGATCTAATTTTGTTGAATAAGTCTTGTGATGTTTTTGGATTCATATAGTGTATTTATTATCCGTAGAAGTTTCCAAATATAGGCATTGGTGTGGTCATTTCACTTGATCTATCTGTCCATTTCTCGAATATTTTAGGGTCAAAATCAGCTAAAACTTTCATCATTCGTGTCATTAGTAAGCAAGAGCTAACTAAATCATCATGCTGTCCTGGTTTTGCCTTGTAGCTTAGGCCTGTGGCTACAAAATCCTTCATTTCACTGATCAATAGCTGTGAATTTATTTTCATTTTGCCACCTTCTACTAGTTCCTTAAATTTAGTGCATGCATCTATCTTATGTTTAGCTGTTGTATTGAAGCCTCTTCTAAATTTACGCCTGTGTCCTTTTCTTATAGGCTCGCTAAGAAACATACCCATTATGTTTTCTTCTCCAATATCCATTACCCTCATAAGTGCGGCTTCGCCAATTGTATTGTTTTCCATTGAATAAAAAATTTGTGGTGATGCACTAGAATCTTTTTCAATAATAGAATCATGAATATGTTTATTAATACCTTGCAATATTCGCACTTGTTGATTCATAGGTGTCATGTTATGATGCCATTCTCCCACTTGTTCAAATGTTGGTAGTTCAAATACTTGTATTGCAGCATAGTCACCACCTGTACCCATACTTGGATCAAGGCTAGTGAGATATGTATGACCAGGAGTAGGACGTTTGAACCAACGCACCTGTCCTGTGGTTTCGACCGGCGCAACTCCCTCCATATCTGCAAGCACTAAACTTGATATTAATGTTTCATCAAATATTAAAAATTCACACTCATGCTCTCTTCTAAATCTTTCTTCACCAATTCTTGATCTTTCTGTCTCAGCCCATGCTTCATCTCTGTCAGGATGTTCTGACCAATGAGCTTTCATGGCATAAAAGCCATTAGTACCTACTGTTTTGTCATTACCATATTCGTCAAATCTTTTATTTGCTTCTTTCCAAATCATTGCAAATTGATCTTCGTCACTATTTGGTGTGGACGTAATTAAACACTTACCTCCGGTTGATAGTGTTGGTGATAGTGATGTCCAAAACTCTTTGGCTTTTTCAGGTGGTTGAACAAATGCAAACTCATCACAGTATATCATTGTTAAGGACATACCTCTACCTGTGTTTTCTGTTGTGGTAGTTGCCATTATTTTTGAGCCGTTGTCAAATTCAATGCTGTTTCTATTGTATTGTGTTACACCTGCTTTAATCCAACTTGGCAACATTTCATATGCATATCTTACTCTTGACATGATATCAGATGCACCTGCATATTTGTGGGCCGCAATCAAGATTTGTGAGTCTGGTTTAAACATGGCATACCATATAAGATATCCTGATGCACACGTAGTTTTTCCTGTTTGTCTAGGCAACATTGAAATACTAAATCTATGGCTGTTGTAAGCCTCAATTAATCGTCTTTGATATGGATAAGGTTGAAAAGGCAATTCTCCTTTTGTTGGATGTTGTATCTTCATGAAAGTCTCCATAAAGTACAATGGACCTGTTTTTGGATCCATACACTTTTCTAATTGTATAACTTGTTCTTTGGTATACTTGTGTCTTTTATGCGCCTTTTTAATTTGGTCGCTAT